CACTGCCCCAAGAAAAGAACCCCAGTTAACACCCTTAAGGACGGATAAATCCGCCAGGAGATAATAAAGGATATCTCCTGGCATGTCCCTACCCTAAGGCCGGGTGTCGTCTGGTGATTCCCAACCCAGGAATCGCCCCTCGCTGCAAATGCAGCAACACGTCGTTAGTACGGCGTGGTCCACCGGCGTTTCATGCTGAAGGTGCCGGACCTTGGGCTTCTACTTAAATGTTCCTTATCAACTGTATGGATCTCGTTAGGAGATCTATACATAGAATTCAGGAAGAATTTAAGTAAGGCAGACCAACCTCCAATAGGATCCTTCAGATAGACAGGGGAAATTATATAGGTTGATACTTCAAACCTATGTAATTTCTTTGACCATCTTCCAAAGTTAAATCCATTTTGGAAGCTAACCCAACCTATACCGGGCGAATCCTCTTGAATGACTGGTAAACTACCAAGAATATTTTCAACTACATTTTTCATGTAATTGGCAATATTCCAGTAACCCCTTTTATAAAAGAGGTTGCTAGTAGCCACCCAAGAAACAAGCGCCGATACGTCACCCTTGTCAAAGGGTTGCAAATAACGGAGGTAGGTTGGTGTAACACATTCTCCATCATAAGCATCCATGCCACAAGACTCTCTGAACTTACCAGTCCAGAAAGATTTTGTGGAGTTGACCTTGCAATAGTAATCTGCTAAGGTCTCAATGACAACGTCAACCTCATCTATGGGAACGATAATATCGTCACCATAAACGTAGACCCCTCGGGATAAAAGAAATAAATTCCGAGGGGTTACTGGAAGCTGATGCTTTCTAAACATCGAAACTAGTATAACTGTAAAGAAATACATAGCTTCGATGGGAAAGCATAAAGCGCTCCCCATGGACGCGAACTTCTTCAGATAAATAATCTCACCTGAAGGCATTCGCGCGGCTTTGCTTCTACATGCGAGTATCGCATCCAAAAGATCTGGATTGCAATCAAGCATGTAAGAAACAAGTGATAGAGGTACTCTATCACTCGCATCAGATAGGTCAAGCGTAGCGCTTTTCCTATCGATGGAGGCCGAAATAGCCAACCTCTGATTCACAGACTGGTCACTAAAATTTATGTGACCTCTCGTAGGATCAGAGGTCTCCAACTTCTTAATTACATAAGAAGCAAGAGCCTGCTGTGCATACTGCATACAAACAGGTTCAATGGCTATTATCCGTGGTCCTTTCAGTGTTTTCGGAACAGTAACTATCCTTACGGGTAGTTCTTCTTCCGAAGTAACATACTGCACGTGGTTGATACCATCATATTCATCGTCAAGTTGTGTAACACAACTCATAAGATGAATATCTGATGGAAAGAAAGGTTCTAACCTTTCTGTCCAAACACGGTGAGCATATTTCTGATTACCAGAAATACGCTCTGCAGTTTGTCCTGGTCCATGCTTGGGGATAAATTTAATGATGTCATATGACTCATTAAATATATTACCCCAAAGAAGAGAACTAACTTTACAAAATAAAGAAAGGTCTCTAGGAAGCATGGTTCCTGAAAGATAACGCTCAACCTCCTGGAACCCCGACAATGCCGCGCGTTCCCTTTTGGGAGTGCACGGAAGTGACAGTTTTTTGAAGGCAAAAGCAATCTGCCTAAGACCTTCAACTGCCGCAATGTCCGGATCATCTAGGAGCCCTCCAGTATCAGCATCGAACACGAGCCTTGTGAAATCCCGTAGAAATGCGGGGAGACACCTCCATGTCTTCCATCCTTGGAAGTGGAGAGAGGTTACCTTTCCTTGGTCAAGAGCTTGTTCAAAGTCTTTTCCAAAGTTGGGCAGGGTTATCGTTAAGAACGATAATCCCTCGTGTGTGATCCGATCCTTAATTGTTTTTAAGTCTCGGGTCATGCTGACTAACGGCTGAAAGCACTTTGCGTTCATATCCATAAGGATATGTTCGCATGCAGTCAGAAGTACTTTGTGGCTTTTCATCTCTCCTCCTACTGGAGGTAGAAGATCCAAACCACATACACGACCCTCGCCGAATATTCGGCAACAATTAATTCCATGCAACTGCCCGCTTAAGCGATTTGCGGTACCGACGTTTTCGTTCGGCCGCAGGGCTTAAGTATGAACAGATATTGTGCGCCACAAAGTGACGCATCATAACCTGTTCAACGACCTCCCAAATAAAATGGATTTCAGATAGCGCTTCCGCAGTAGATGCTGGAAGCTCACCTATCTGATTAGCCAAGGCTCGTATTACCCAACGTAATAAATCGTTGGGTGATAACAAGTCTAATTGGGAGTAATGGGGGTCCACTTACGACTCACCGCCAAGCAGCTTCGCGATATTACCCGAAGTGAGCCAGGCGATAAGTGCGTCGGTGAGAAAATCCAAGGAAGCATCATCGAAACCAAAAATAGGTTCATCGATGACCAAATAGACCCCAGCTTTCTGCGAGGAATTTTCCGCAGTAAGGGGATCTGCCGCAATCACCGTTTGATCCAGACGGACCATCCGACGTTTGCGACCCTTGGCAGCCTGATGCGAAATACGCATTTGGCAAGTCTCATCAGCGGACCGATAGGTTGCTTCAGATGTCCCAACAGAGACACGAGGCAAACTAACGGCAACGGAATTGATTGTTACACTTTGAGGGTCTGAGTACATGGTGACTTCCTCCTGTACATTTTAAGGGTTTCCCGGTTATTCCGGGCAATTCTCGAATCTCACGTCCTGGATAATCCAAGGGCAGTGAGTATCCGGAGTTGACGATCCGATAGGGATTCGCCATCATTACCAATACCCCATGTGGTTGCTTTTGTGCGCTCTTTACATTCTGCAAAAAATTCAGCAGAACATTCGAGCGTGTCCTCAACACCGGGAAGCCAACCAATTACTTGGTTGTTCCGGCAATCAGGACCCCACCAGGCTGTTCGGATATGTTGTGATATCACGACAGTAACCGAACGATGCCTCATGACATAAGCATACTTAGCGACCAGGTTGTCATAGGCTGAATCTGAATAGTTGGCGTAAAGATCACCAACATTTACAAACCAGTCTGTGAGCCAGGTCCAAGGGGTGAGTTCCCAGAGAAGGGAAGGGGTGATGTTCAACCCATACAGACGTCTGAGCAATGGTGAGGACCAAGCGTTCTTGCATGTATCACATGCAAGCTCGTCAATCCAAAATTTCATCATTGCGTCATACCAGACTCTGTCAGTTCTAATAACTGTCCTTGTTCCCTGGGAAATAGAGCCTGAAGGTACCGTCTGATAATAGTTCAGCATAGG